GGTGAACTTTTAGACTTTGTTTGGGATTACTTAGCAGGGGCTGCTCGAATGCCTAAGACTGTTTTAAAAGGTCAAGAGGGCGGAACTGTTACTGGAGCACAATATGATGTCATGAACTACTATTCTCGTATAACTGCTATACAAGAAAATCAGTTAAGACCACACCTTGAATATCTCATGCGGTGTCTAATGTGGGCAGAGGACGAATGTGGCGGTCGACTTGACCCTGATTCAATCGAATGGTCCGTTGAATTCAATCCGTTATGGAACGTTGATAGCAAGACAGATGCAGAGATTAGAAAACTCACTGCTGAAACAGATAAGATTTACATTGAGGCAGGTGTATCTGATCCTGATGATGTTCACGAAGCTCGCTTTGGTCGTTTTGGCATAACAGAAACCTCTAAATTTAACGCGGATAGCTTGTCCAGGGATGAGTTAGATAAGATGGCTGCTGTAGTTTATGAAAATTACAAACAGGACAGAGATAATGAAAAATAATCCAAAAACGAGATATCCGTTACGTTTAGAAGAAAGCTATGCTAAAAACATTCAGAAGGCCGTAAAAGAAATAGAAAAAGTTTCGTTATATGAATTTGATAAGTATTTAGCACCGATGATAGATGAAAATAAGCTAGTAAATGATTCAAAGTTTATTCAAGACGGACTATTCGATGCCGCATCGAAACTAATCAAAAATGCGCAAACATACTTTTTGGGTATTCTTCAAAACAGAACCGCACAAAAAATAGTTCGTAAGTATATTAATAGTGTTAACGCATTTAACAAGTCTAATGTGAACTCTCAACTTAGCGCTAGAGGAATAAACCCACTACAGACTGAAAAATGGTTAGACAGCTATGTTCAAGCTAAAATAGCGGAAAACATCAGTTATGTCACTAATATTCGTGATGATTACTCAAAAAAGTTTGAACAGGTTATTTATCGCGGAATCACAGAAGGCAAATCTTCAAACGAGATAAGAGAAGAGCTTGTTCATCAAGCTGGTATGTCATCAGACAAAGCAGCGTTTATTGCTCGTGATCAGACAGGTACTATTTTAGGTCAGATGAATAGTGAACGCCAAAAACGAGCGGGATTTCAAGCTTTTAGATGGAGTGATAGTGGAGATGAACGAGTTAGGGATTCTCATCGAGAACGTAACGGGAAGATTTACTTTTATGCTGATAATCCATTATTACCAGGCGAAGAATATAATTGTCGCTGTGTTGCTGAACCAGTCGACGATGAAGAATTGCTTGAAGAAAGCATTGATCTTGGCCTTTCTAATCAAGAAGAGCATGCGGTCAAGACATATGTTAGCTCTGAAGCTTACAAATTAAACGATAAGCTCAGAAATGGTTATCAGTTAGATGAAAGCGACTTGAAATTGATAGACAATTTAGACAAAGCGTTAGGCAAAATGACCAACTATGATGGTGAAGTAACACGTTCCATGTTTTTTGATAGTAGTGATGATCTAGTGAGGTTTGTTAACAACTACAATTTAAATGATGTTGTTCAATTTCCTGAATACATTTCGACTACAAAAGACATTTACTCAAAGCAAGACTCGTTAAGATTTGTTATAATGAGCTCAACTGGAAAAGATTTAGGTTCTTACAACAAGTCTGAAAAAGAAGTTCTGTTTAATCGTGATGCCAAGTTTATTGTTAAAGACAGATATTTATTGGATGGAAAACCATATATAGTACTGGAGGAGTACCATGAATAAAGATGAGAAAAACAAACGTAGATGGGAAGACGTTCCCAAATCAAAAAGTCTAGGTTACCCAGATGAGATGACAAAAAAAGAAATAGATACATCGAAAAAGAAAGATAAAGATTTCATGCAGCAATTGAAGAAATCTTTAAAAGAAAAAGAAGAGTAGCACCGACCTTATAGGTTGGGGCTATTTTTTATACTCAAAAAACAGGAGGGACATTAATGGATAGTCAAAAATTTATTGATTTGTGTAAAAAGCATGTAGTTGATTTTGCTAACAGTCAATTGGATTACACAGATCAAAAAAAAATAAGCGAGTCTGATATTTACGTGGTCTGGTTGGCGAAAACCCTGCAAAATAATAAAGCATTATTAAGTACCAATCTATTTGATGGTATGTATTACGAAGTTACCTTCAACGGTGATAAAAATGAACTATATTTCGATGCTTATAAAAAGTGGAGAAATATCAGGTTTGATGTAACTGAAGGAGGTGATCAAAATGGCTAAAGAGAAAAAAGCTTCTAGTAAAGAAGAAAACAAAAAAGAGTTGTCAAAAACTACGCAAAAAACGACTCATACTGTTTCTGAAGGAGAAACTGCTAGTGAAATTGCGACACGCTATCATATGAGCCTACGAAAATTACTGGATCTTAATGAGTTAGAGTCGATTAATCAAGTAACCGAAGGCATTCGCTTATTAGTCGAATAGTGGGGTGAAGACATGGTAATTAGATATGACAAAGCCTTTATTCAGGATTTTAAAGAAACTGATGAAGGCTATTTGACAATCACAGCTTGTCCAATTACACGACCAGGTGTTTTCCCTTACCGTCGAACTGATGGCGGATTATCAATGGAGGCAAAATTGCCTGATGAATTATTTTCTAAGACAACTGTACTTTCAGCAAATGCTAAGCCAATGACTGATGATCATCCGACCGAACCAGTAACAGCAGCTAATTACAATAAATATTCAAAAGGCATGACTCATAATGATGCTCACGTTTTAGATAATAAGCTATTGGTTTCGTTCACAATTACAGATGCAGAGACAATAAAGAAAATTAACGATGGAAAACGAGAACTGAGCATCGGCTTTCAAGCAGATGTTTCAAAAGAAACTGGCGTGTATAATGGCATGCAATATGATTCTGTTCAGAGAAACATGCAAATTAATCATATTGCTATAGTAGATGAGGGGAGAGCTGGTCCCGAAGTTGCTATTCGGGGAGATTCAGTCGCTTTCATGATTGATACTAAAGATAAACAAACAGGAGGAAATGGAATGTCTAAATTAATTATTGATTCAAAGGAATTTGAAGTGGATTCAATTGTAAAAGCAAAATTTGAATCTTTAGAAGCAAAATTAGATGCAGCCGAACAACGTAAAGCAAACGTTGAGAAATTAGAAGGTGAGCGAGATGCTTTAAAAGCTCAAATTGATAAGTTGAATAAGGAAATTGACGAAGCAAAGAAAAAAGAAGTAACTGCAGATGCTTTGGATAAGCGTGTTCAAGATCGTGTTGATCTAATTAATAAAGCACAAAAGTTTCTTGGTGATTCAGTTGATTTCACTGGCAAATCTGATCGTGAAATTAAAGAATCAGTAATTGCCAAAACATCACCTGACTTTAAAGGTGATGGAAAATCTGACGATTATATTGCAGCATACTTTGATTCAGCAGTTGCAAATGTGGAGAAAAAAGGATTTACAAATCCAGCAGCGTTCAACGATGCAAAAGATAAAGATAAAGAAGCTGCGGAAGAAATTGAAAAACAAAAAAATAACCGTTTGAACATGAACAAAAAGGAGGATAAATAACTATGACTATTCCTTATCCAGAAAAGTATATGAAGCCTGAACTTGGTATTGGGAAATTAGCTAATTATCAAGGTGTACAAGCAGATAGTCTTGTTGCAGGTGCTGGTGGCTTAGGTTTCGGTGTAGGTGTGCAAGTGAAGGAAGATGTGGCAACAACTTACCAAGATGGTCAATTCTACGGTGTCACCTATGCTAAAAACTACGTGGAAGAAATTCCTTTCGGAGACATTGAAAAAGTTGGTCTCTATAACGAGCACGAAATAGTGCCGATTTTACGTAAAGGGGCTATTTGGGTGAAAGTTGATGAAGATGTTTTAGCAGGAGAAAATGCAAAAGCTTTATCAACTGGAAATTTTGGAAAAGCAACTATTAGTTCTGATCCAGCTACGACACCATCAGATACCGTGATTGGTACATTTAAAACAACAGCATCAGCTGGTAATTTAGCAGTTTTACAAATTAACTTACCTTAAAAAAACTAGGAGGACAACTAAATGGGAAATGATGTAACAGCAACTTTAGAAGCACGTGACCTACAAGCAATTGATAAGGTCATTTATCAAGCACCACAGGAGGAACTTGTGGCGCGAACCATGTTTAATGTTAAAACAGATATCAATCCAGGAGCGGAAACATACGGTTACTATGTGATGACGCGTAGCGGCGCTGCTAAAATCATCGCAAATGGAGCTGATGACCTTCCTTTAGTTGATATCGACATGAAACGTTATCAATCGCCAATTTTTACTATTGCGGCTGGCGTTCGCTATAGCCGACAAGAAATCCGTCAAGCTCAAATGATGGGAACATCCATTGATGCTACAAAAGCAGAGGTAGCACGCCGCACCATTGCTGAAAAAGAAAACAGCTTCGTCTTTGTTGGTGATCCTAAAGTTAATCACAAAGGTGTCGCTAACGCTGAAGGTATTCAAGTGATTAATTCGGCTAAAACTTGGAAAACAATGACTAGTGATGAGATTGTTGAACAATTGCGGACATCTCGTGCTAAAATTACGATTATTCCAGGTTTCAAAAGTGCGAACTTAAAGTTGATGATTGCTCCAGAACAGTTTGAAGAATTAAATCGTCGTTACAGTGACTATGACTCGCGTTCTATTATGAAGGTAGTGCAAGAGAACGGATGGTTCTCGTCTATTGAACAAGTTTACGATCTAAAAGGTGTTGGAACCAACAAAACCGATTCTTTCATCATCATGGATACTAAGCCATCAACTTGTGAGATTTTAATTCCAGAAGACATTGTCCGTTTGGAAGTTGAGTGGGCTTATCCAAACTGGAAAGTGCCATTTGAGGAACGTTGTGGTGGCGCATTAATCAGAACACCTTACGCGATTGTTCGCGTTGATGGAATTTAGGAAGGAGAATACAAATGTTAGTTCATAATAAAGGCAAGTTTATTCGACACATTGGTGATGTTCGCTTGATACCAGGTATGAACGAATTAAGCAGTTCAGATATTGAAACTTTTACTAAAGGAATGGAAGTACCATTAAATAAAGCTTTGGAAAATCAGGGGGAAATTGAAATTCTGGATCAACCACAAAAAGGGAAAACGAAGAATTCTGTTGGATTTTCTGAATTAGCAGCAAATAAAGCAGTAGAATCCATTGCTGATACGTTCGATTTAGAATTGTTGGAAAAATGGTTGGAAGAAGAGCAAGCAAACAAAAATCGCACAACTGTAGTCAAAGCAATTGAAAATCAAATTGATGATATTAAAAACCCTGATGAAGACAGCGTAGTTAATCCAGAATAGGAAGTGGTACTATGCCAAAAAGCACAGTTGAAAATGTTAGGTTAACAGCTGCAGAACTAGCAGGAGTTAACAATGATTCTATTAAGTTGTTTATTGATGATGCTTGGCTAGAAGTAGATGCATTGCCATTTAAAGAAGAGGTTAAGGAGAAAGCGTGTCGATATCTCGCTTGCCATCTAGCCGTTTTGAACAACCAAAATACTAAATCCGAGCAAGTAGGCTCGCTAAAAAAAGAGTATTCGGGTTTTCACTCAACTTTTACCGACCTAAAAAGAACCGTTTATGGTCAAGAGTATTTACGTCTTTACAACGAATACGCTAAAAAAGGTTCATTGAGTTTGGTTGTGATTTGATGAAAGTTACTGAGAATAACAGGATTATTAAGCTGATTGATGAACTAAATCAGCTTAATAAATATTCTTTGCAGATAGGAATATTTGGGGAAGATGATTCTTTTATGGCGATGTTGGCCCAAGTTCATGAATTTGGTGTGACTATTCGTCCCAAAGGTCGTTTTCTTGTTATACCACTTATGAAAAAGTATAGAGGTAAAAGCCCACGTCAATTTGATTTGTTTTTTATGCAAACTAAAGAAAATCACAAGTTTTTAGTAAGAAATAAAGGTAAAGATCAGTTAGAATTCGCATACATGTTAGCGGAGCAAATAACTATTCCAGAACGTTCCTTTATTAGATCTACATTTGACGAGCTAGCAAAGGCTTGGTCGGATTACGCCTTAAACCTTGTGAAAAAACTTATTGCTGGAAAAATGACAGCAGAAGAATTGACAAATAAAGTTGGTGCTCGTATGCAAAGGGATATTCAACGAACTATCAGAAATTTATCTTATCCGCCAAACTCTCCAATAACAGTCAATAATAAGAAGTCGAGTAATCCATTAATTGATACAGGAAAATTAAGACAGTCAGTGACTTATAAGGTGGTGAAAGGTTAATGCAAAGAATGAACTTTTCTAGTCTTATAGAAACTTTTGCGGTTGACTTTCAGTTAGTGTTACCTTCAGTTGAAGGTGCTGGTAAATATATTCACGGCGAATGGTTTCCTACTAACGAAGAACCCAAAACTGTTTCTGGGGCGATTATCCCATACGACAATCGGACGATTTATCAAAGTGGCGGAACACTCACATCTAGCGACAGGCAACTTGCTTACGTTGGTTCAATTCCTTTAGGTTCTAAAATTATTGACATGGGAAAAGAGTACAAAGTAGAAAGCGAAGAGCCATATGCGGAACACTATGCAGATGTGAACCTTTACAGATTAAAGGCGGTGACCAATAATGCCACAAATTAATGGGACTTTTAGTTATGAGCTATTAGCTGATGAGCTAATAGCAATTGTTAAGAAATCAACTGGACTTCAGCTTATTGAAAGTAGCACAGCTGGACCTCAACCAGACAAACCATTTTTTTCCTATGAAGTCATCTCGCCGTACATTCCAGTAACGATAGATGTCACTGATAATGAAGTATTTGAATTAGTAGTGTCTATTAAATGTCACACTGATTCTAGTATTCAGGCGCTTAATTTATCAGAGCAGTTAAGAAAGCATTTAAATGGTTTTTCTGTAAAAGTAGACCTTCAAAACTCTAAAATAGCCCTAGTTTCAACAACCCAATCTAAAAAACGGGATAATTTCATTAGCGTTGATTACGAACGTCTAGCTGGTTTTGATGCTCGTTTTAGAGTTCAAGACAGTTATGTTGACAATGCGGTAATTATCGAAAATATCGAATTACAGGAGGAAAACAAATGATTGAAAAAATTACAGATGTTAATGTGAAAATTGACATTATGCATCCACAGCCCATTGTTGGATTAGGAAATCCAGCAATTTTTGTTCAAGGATCTACTCAAAACTATAAAGAATATACAAGTTTAGAAACATTAGCAAAAGATTTTGCTACAACAACTACTGTTTATAAAAAAGCAGAAACTATTTGGAAACAGGAAAATAAGCCACAAACTATTGCAGTAGTAACTTTTGCAGCAGATACCCCTACTAGTCCAGAACAACCAGATAGCTTAATTGCTGGAAGTGGAATTATCGCCGCAGCTACAAGTTACTTTTATAATGATTGGCATTTTGCATTATTAGCCAACTTTGTCGAGGCAGATGCTTTGGCACTATCAAATTTAATTGAAGAAAACGAATTTAAGTTTTTAGTAATTCAGACAGCTACAGTTGACGAATTAACAGTTTTTGCAGGAAACAATCTAACTATCGGCTTAGTTCATCCTTTAGAAGAATTTTTAGATGCTGCATTAATTGGTAATACTGCAAGCTTAACAGTCGGAAGTGTTACTTGGAAATTCCGACATAATTTAGTAGGGATTACACCTAACACATTAACTACCTCTCAACTACAAGCGATTGAGAAAGCTAATGCTATTGCTTATGTATCAAAAGCGGGAATCCCCCAAACATCAGAAGGAAAAACAATGAGTGGCGAATTTATCGATGCCCTGCATGGGGATCACTGGGTTAAATCAAACATTGAAACGAATGTTCAGCGCTTGTTATCAACGACAGATAAATTAACTTTTGATTCTAATGGGATTGCTTTATTAGATACAACCGTTGCAAATGTTTTGGAAACTGCATTTAATAACGGAATTGTAGATATTGTAGATGAAACTGGTGTTGGAAATTATAGTGTGACTGCTTTGGGACGTCAAGATTTAAATCCAGATGATATTGCAGCACGAAACTATAAAGGATTATCATTTAAATACAAACGTTCTGGAGCAATTCACACTGTTGATGTTACTGGAACAATTGAAGTCTAAAGGGGGAACTAACTAATGCAAAGCATGACAACTTATGATGCCAAAGAGGTATCTACTATTATTGACAATGTCGTCCAATTCGGCTTTCAAGATGGCGATATGGTATCTTTTTCAAAAGATAATTCGTATATTGAAGTACAAACAGATGCCCAAGGACAATCTAGTGCTGCGAAGAACAACGATAATTTAGGGACTTTTACAATTAACTTGTCTCAAAATTCACCATGTAACAAACAGCTGATGGCTTTAGCTAATGGTCGTAAAGAATTTGCAATTTCTGTGACACATTCAACTGAAAAAGCATGGGCATCAAAAGCCTATATTGAAAAAACACCTGATGGATCGTTTGGTAAAGGCGTTCCGACTCGTTCTTATACGATTAAAGCATTAGATTACAAACACGAATATAACTAAGCGCTTAACATCTCGTTAAGTGCTTTTTATTTAACTTTAGGAGGAATTTATCATGACGAAAAAAGATGAAGTAAAAGAATTAGAAGTGAAAAATAACATTCCAGAAGCAGAAAAAAAACCATTTAATAAGTTCGGAAAACAAGAAAAACATACTGTTGAAGATGTGGAATATACATTTCAATTCCCTGGAACACGTGCAGCTCAAGCGATTTTAGATAACTCAAAAGGACCGTCAAATACTTTTTCTGACGTTGCTTACCACTCTCAACTTATGGACTCAGTTATTGTTACACCAAAATTGAACTGGGACTATTGGGATGAACACGAAGGATATCGTGAGGTTATGGCATTAGCCGACAACTTTCTTGGTCGAATGCTTAACTAGCCCTAATCCGAGAATTACGGAAAGAGAAGTTCAAAAAGATATGTTTAGGTGGCTGCCTGTAATAGCAGGCATTGCCACTAAAGATGAAGTCGAAATTGCCACGGCAGAGGAGCTAGCAGTTTGGAACGAAGTAGCATATCAAAAAATAAATCTAACTAAATCAAGAGGAGGTGTCATCTAATAATGGCAGATGCGTTACGTAGTTCAGTAATCGAACTCGATTGGAAAATAAATAATAGATCGTTAGAGCGTGCCAATGAAGAAACTGATAAAATTCTTGCTAAAGCTGCACGAATGGAAGGTACTTATCAAAATTCAGCAAAATCCATAGATGGCGCCACAACCTCTTTAAAAAGAAATAGTGAAGGTTTAAAACAAAATACAGATAAAGTTGTCCAGTTCGGAAATCGAGCAAAAGATTCTATGCAAAAGACGACAAGCTCTGCTAAACAAACTGAAAAACAAGTAAAAGATGTTGGAATTCAGTTTGATAAAAGTAAAAATTCTGCAAGTGTTTTCGCTCAATCTAGTGCAACATCTCTAAAAGTAGTTGGAAAAGCTGCGAAGGGTGTACAAACAAGTATTGGCCATATAGGTACTGTTGCAACAAAGGCTTCAGATGTTGCTTGGAATGCTTTTACAAAGATAAGAAATGGTGCAATGATAGCTGGTGCAGCAATCGCAGGAGCAGGCAAAAAGGCCTTTGACTATGCATCTGATACTAATGAAGCTTTAAACAAAGTAGAAGTAGCTTTTGGTGATAATAATAAAGTTGTGGAAGATTGGTCGAAGTCCACACTGACTAATATTGGTTTGGCACAAGGTACAGCGTTAGACTTAGCAGCTACATATGGAGATATGTCAACTTCAATGGGTATTGGTACAGAAGAAGCTGCAAAAATGTCTACTTCATTAGTTGACTTGGCAGGAGATCTTGCTTCATTTAAAAATATAGGAATTGACCGTGTAAATACTGCATTAAATGGTGTGTTCACTGGTGAAACTGAGGCGTTAAAAGGTTTGGGTATTGTTATGACTCAAACCAATTTGGAGCAGTTCGCAATGGCTAGTGGAGCGTTACAATCATCAATAGATAATTCTAAGGCTGCAAAGAATGCCATGGCAAGAGAAAAAGCTCAAGATCGTTTAAATAAAGCCATTAAAAAACATGGTGAAAATTCAATTGAAGCTAGAGATGCGCAGTTAAAATTAACAGAAGCAGAATCTAAAGGTGAAGAGGTTCAACAAGCAAAATTAGATTCTCTAAGTCAGGAAGAATTAGTACGCTTACGTTATAACTACGTAATGTCTAAAACTAAGAACTCCCAAGGCGATTTTGCAAGAACAAGTGATCAAGCTGCAAATGCCACCCGTGTTTTTACAGAGTCAATAAAGGAAACGTCTGCAAAGTTAGGGCAAGGTTTATTACCAATATTTACACCATTAATTATCAAAGCAACAGATTTTGTAAAAAAAGGTGAAGAAATACCAGATATGTTAGAAAATGTCGGCGCAAAAATTGAGCCTACAGCAAAACAAGTAATAAGGTATTTTGGTCAAGCAAAAGATTATTTTATTGATGAAGTAATTCCTACAGCTAAAAAGGTAGGTAAAGCTATAGGACCTGGTATTGCAGAAGGCGCAAAAGATATGTTTAATCTAATGGATAAAGGGTTTAAATATATTATAAAACCAGGCATTCGTGTACTAAAAGAGTTTACTGATGAAAATCCTGTGGCTATGAAACAAGTTGGTAAATGGGCCGCTTATGGAATTGGCGGTTTGCTAGGGTTTAAGCTAATAGGAAAACCGCTGTTGGGCGTCTCAAAGGGAATTTTAGGTATTATTGGTAAACTAGAAAAGCTTGGGAACACTGCTCAGAGAGAAGCTTTTAAAACAAGAAAAGCTTTAGAAGATGTTGATTCTGCAGCTCAAAAAGCTAGCGCACCAACGCATACTACAGCTAGTCCAAGTATACAGGAATCCTTACCTGTTGGATCTGTTGGCAAAATAGGAAAAGGTACTAAACTTTTTGGCGGAGTGAGAAGGTTTGCCAAATCGGTTCCTTTATTGTCTTATATTTCTGCAGGTTTGACTTTAACTCAAATTAATAAAAATAATAAATTTGAAAAAATTGGTGATTCGCTAGGTTCTATTGTAGGTGGCGCATTAGGCGCTAAAGCAGCAACATTAGCTGGCGCAAAATTGGGTGCAGCAGCAGGGACAACATTTGGTCCGTTAGGTACTCTAATTGGTGGCGTTTTAGGAACAGCTGCAGGATCAATTTTTGGAAGTAAATTTGGAAAGAAACTGCAAGAAAAATGGCCCGATATCTCTAAAAAAATTAGTGAATTATGGGAATCTTCAAAGGATAATTTTTTATTGGGTCCTCTAGTTCAAGGTATTGATAAAGCAGTCAAAAAAAGCAAATCAGGAATAAAAGAAATCAAAGCTTCAGCAAAAGATTTATTCGAAAAGCCGTTTGATAATACTACTAAATCTGGTAATGGTGTATCTAAAGCTACTGCTAAGCGGATGAACTCTTTTATGAAAAACTATGAGCTTCTTGTTAATCAAGACACTACAGGTAAAATTGAAGGACGAGTTCTCACCAATGAAGAAGTTACTAAGCGATATAAAGCTTTAGAAGACATGCAGAATCAAGTTACTAAACAGCTGGATAAAAAGAAAGATAAATCTAATAGCAATCTTGATAAATTAGCTGGTATGGGAATTCTAAATGAAAAGGATGCACAAGGAGCCAAGGCTGCCGCTGACGAATTAGCAAAAGTACGAACAAATATGTTCTCTGAAAAAGTTCAAGATTTCAAGAAATTAGAAAAACAAGAATATGATGAATCTATTACTGCTACAGAGTATTACACAAATCGTATCAATGAAATCAAAGAAAAAGCAAGATTAGAAAATCGAGAACTATCAGAAAACGATAAAAAAGAAATTGAATCGTTAGAAAAAACCTCAGCTGCTGCTGTACGTGCTGTTGAAGAAAAACATGCTGCTGCTAATAAGTCGATTCATGAAGATATGAAAAATCAAGCTGTTGTTGCATTATCAGATTCAGCTAAAGAGCAAAAAATCATTATGGGTAATTTGAAAAATGCATCAGGTGAGATTAGCGCGCAACAGGCTGCTGATGCTGTAGCAGCTTCATATAAAGCAAAAGAAGGTACAATTAAATCTGCAAATGAAAAATATGAAGAAACAAAGCGCATTTTAGATGAAGAAAGATATGTCAATGGTACTATTACTCAACAACAATATGATGATGCATTAAAAAAAGCCCAAGAACAAAGAGACGGTGTAGTCAAAGAAGCAGAAAAACAACATGAAGATGTTGTAACACAGGCTAAAAAGCAAGCGGAAGGTCATCTTGAACAAGTTGACTGGGAAACTGGACAAACATTATCTAAATGGGAAGTCTTTAAAAAGGATTCCAAAAAGAAATTTAAAGAGATTTGGGACGGAACAGTTGAAGGCGCTAAAAGTTTTGGTAAGGCCTTTGGTGAAGCTATGGATAAAGTTGTGTCTGGAGCATTAGAAACTTGGGATAATTTTAAAACAGGACTCGCCGATAAAGTAAATGCTGTTACAGGTGGTATTAATGTCGTATTAGATTTCTTTAGTATTCCTAAAATACCAGAATGGAAACCGAATACACCTAATTCTACTAAAAACAAGCATGGTCGCTCTTTTAGCACAGGATCTCGTGGTGCATCATACAGTGGTCAAGCTCTAGTTGGTGAAGAAGGTGTTGAATTAGCATATAACAAGAGCACTTCTTCAATGCGTTTATTAGGATCAAATGGTCCAGAAGTTACTAATGTAACATCGGGTGAACGGATTTTAAACCATTCAGATACAAAAGCTGTATTAAATGGTGGTATGGGGCAAGGAACAGTTTTACCAGGTTTCCATAAAGGTAAAGGAAATGGGCTTTCTGATTTTGTTGATAGTGCTAAGGATTTCGGTGCAAATACTGTCGATAAATTAAAAGACTTTGGATCTAATGCAGTAGATAAAGCAAAAGAAGTAGGAACGAAAGCTATAGAAAAAACTAAAGATATAGCTGAAACAGCAAAAGATTGGCTATCAGACCCGATTGGAAAAGTGACTGGCTTATTTAATAAGCATAACACTTATAAAAAGGGTAAAAATATCCAAGGTTTGGGACATGGTGTCATGAACAAACTAAAAGACACCAGTGCCGAATGGGTAAAAAATAAACTTGAGGGTTTCAAAGGCTTTTTTGATTCCGAAGATGGTGGCGCTTTTGGTTCAGGTGCTTTTGCTCCACATTTTGGATCACCATTTGTTCGTACTTCTGATTATGGTAAGCGACCAGGTCTTTATGGGGATTTTCACACGGGTATTGATTATGCTGCTCCAACTGGAACGCCTATTCCAGCTCAATATCCTGGTTTGGTTGATTGGGTTCAATCTTCTTCCATTGGATTAGGTGAGCACGTAGGAATTAAAGTTGCTGATAATCTATGGGCTATGTATGGACATATGAGCCGCATAAGAGCTAAGATGGGCGATAAAGTTAAAGCTGGTCAAATCGTCGGTGATGTAGGTTCTTCTGGTTGGTCAACTGGTCCTCATGTTCATTATGAACTTAGAAAAGGCGGACCAAATGGCCAACACGTAAATCCTGATACTTATGGCGGAGCTGCTGGTGGTGTGGCGGTAGGTGCTGCAGGATGGGGTCCTCAAGTTAGAAAAGCTGCAAAACAAATGAATCAACAAGTAAGTGATGCAGAAGTAAACGGCATTTTAGCTCAAATCCAGAGGGAGTCTAGTGGTAACCAAAGTATTATTCAAAGTTCTGCTGTTTGGGATGTAAATACAGCTAGTGGAAACCCAGCTCGAGGATTGCTTCAGTACATTCCTCAAACTTTTGATGCATATAAAGTACGTGGATATGAAAATATAATGAATGGTTTCCATCAACTAATGGCATTTTTCAATAATTCTAATTGGAGAACAGATTTGCCGTATGGACATTCTGGATGGGGACCAACAGGTCATAGATTAAGGGCTTATGCAAAGGGAGGCCGCCCTTCAAAAGGTGAAACAGTTTTAGTAGGAGAGAATGGACCAGAATTGTTCGAAGCAGATACAGCTGGAACTGTACATCCTCATGAAAAAACTAAAGCGCTCTTTAATCAAGGATCTCCATCTGTTAATTTTAGTCCTAATATTACTATCAATGTTGGGAATAATTCTGATAAATCTGTTGTTGGTGATATTAAAGAGGCTGTAAGACAAGCATTAGAAGATG